CCGTCTGTGAGTTTCGATTTCTCACTCTAATCAAAAAGTAGGAAACTTACCTGTTGTTTTTGGGTTCAGTTCAGCAAACTAAAATTCTACTTATATTGTAAAAAAAAGTTGAACCCGTTGATTTTGAAAGGAAACATTATGTCAACATTTGTAAACGCTGTAGTTAATCAAGAAGCTCGTACCACAAATGGTATGAAGGCTCGCAAGTCAACCGCTAATGCCGTTGTAGATTTGTTCTATAACATCGGTGCATCTCGTGGTAAGAATGTTACTCCTGCTTTCGTAGCAGCTTTTGTAGAAAACCGTGATTTAGCATTGCGTGTTGCTGCATGGGTTCGTGACATTCGTGGTGGTGCTGGTGAACGTGAAACTTTCCGTTCTATCTTGCGTTACTTGGAAAAGACTGATGTTGAAGCCGCTAAGGCTTTGTTGGCCAAGGTACCTGAATTAGGTCGTTGGGATGACATTTTTGTTTTCGAAACTGATGTGATGAAGTCTGTTGCATACACCATGTTAGGCGATGCACTACGTGCTCGTAATGGTCTTGCTGCAAAGTGGACTCCACGTAAAGGTAAGATTGCGGCAGAAATCCGTGCGTTCTTCGGAATGTCGCCAAAGTTCTACCGTAAGTCTTTGGTTGAGTTGACTAACGTTGTTGAAACTCAAATGTGTGCGAAGGATTGGGACTCCATTAACTTCTCACATGTGCCATCTGTAGCGTCCTCACGTTACAAGAAGGCTTTCAACCGCAACACTACTGCTTATGCAGCATACGTAGCAGAATTGCAAAAGCCAGTGGCTGAACGTTCTGTTGCAGTAAAGGTTAACGCTTCGGCTGTTTTCCCTTACGATGTGTTGAAGGGTCGTATTGGTTCTTACAATAAGTTTAATTCTACCGAATTGAATTTGATTGAAGCACAATGGGCGGCTTTGCCAAACTATGTGGGTGACGCAAGTATCCTACCTCTAGTTGACGTATCTGGTTCTATGTCCTGCCCAGCAGGTGGTCATGGTTCTAAGAGTGGTGTAACCTGTATGGATGTAGCAGTGTCTCTTGGTTTATACCTTGCAGACAAGAACAAGGGTAAGTTCAAGGACACCTTCTTGACTTTCTCAAGTTCTCCAGAACTGTTGCACTTGAAGGGTAACATCAACCAAAAGATTGACCAAATGGTTAAGTCTAATTGGGAAATGTCAACCAACCTACATGCAGCTTTTGACAAGATTTTGTCAGTTGCTGTAAATGGCAACGTAGATGCCGCAGAAATGCCAGCTATGTTGTTAATCTTGTCAGACATGCAATTTAACGGTTGCGTTAAGCATGATGACAATTCAATCGAAATGATTGCACGTAAGTACGAGGCAGCAGGATACGAAATGCCAAAAGTAGTATTCTGGAACTTGAACGCTTCATACGGCAATGCGCCTGTGAAGTTTGACAAGTCTGGTACTGCACTGGTGTCTGGATTCTCTCCAGCAATTGTGAAGCCACTTCTAAGTGCAGACTTGGATGGTTTCTCACCAGAATCTATGATGCTTAAAACCATCATGGATGACCGTTACAAAGTCCTGTAACGGCATGGCGCCTATATAATGTAGGCGTCATTTTGAAGTATACTGTTTAGTGTATTTCAAAATGATTATGCGGGATTAGTTTAGTGGCAAAACGCTATCCTTCCAAGTTAGAGTTATCAGTTCGATTCTGATATCCCGCTCCAAGTTTATGCGGCAAACGTAATAACATCATGTGGATGCCCTCCGTATGACGGCTGTGAGAATCAGTCTTGCCGCTCCATTTTTTGAGGACATTATGATTCAGCCATTATCAAGTAAGATTGCAGTTAAACGAATTACACCAACAAAAATGTCCGCTGGTGGTATTCTGTTACAACGTACAGAAGAACCAGAACGTGGTGAAGTTGTTGCCTTAGGTCCTAAGATAACAGAAGTTGAAGTTGGTGATATTATTCTATTGAATTGGAATGGTGCAATCAAATCTGGCCAAGATGGATTGTATGTTGTTGACATTGAACATGTCGTATTGATTTTTGGAGAAGATGAATAATGTCTGACGGTGGAAAAGGTTCAAGTCCAAGACCATTTAGTGTTGATACGGAAACGTACAACAAGAATTGGGATGCGATTTTTAAAAAGAAAACTCCACAAGAAATAGATGATGCAAAGGCAGAAGATGAGGCCTTTGCTAGGTTAGAAAAGAAAGATTAATAGCGGATTGGTGAAATGGTATCACAGTGGGCTCATAATCCTCAGTTCCGGTTCGACTCCGAGGTCCGCAACCAATTATAAACGAAGCAGGCGTTCTAGTTCAGGTATTCTAGTCTTTACATTCTTGCTACCCAATATTACAATTACTTTATTATCAACCATCGCAACGATGCAACCGCCTGCTTTGTTTATATACCCTGTTTTACTAACAGTATAATGATACTTACCTATTGTGGGGTTTGTATTGTGTTTTCTAATTTGACTGGCCGCCACAATTTCAGGATACTTACTGGCCTGCTCAACTATCTTAACTAATTCTTCCGCATTACTTGTATTGAACACCGATAGACCGGTCGGTTCAATGAACTTGGTGTTGGTCAAACCCAACTCCCTTGCCTTAAAATTCATCATAGAAATGCAGTCATCCTTACCACCTGGATAAGTGTCACACAACTTTCTCGCAGCGTGGTTATCACTTGAGACTAAAGCACGTTGGAGAGTCTCCTGGTCAATTTTAAGTGTAAGACTTTTGTATGCATCCAGATAGACCATGGCGGTCATAAGTTTTGTAATACTTGCGATTGACCTTACCTCTGTGGTGTTTTGACCACGTACAGTTTGGCCATTCTCGGAAATAATCCAAGATTTGGCAGTAATATCTTTTGCGGTACAGATTAGGGGAAATAAAAGTAAAATCAGTAGTTTCTTCATGGCCAGTTTCTATTAAACCAATCAGACACAAATAACACTGAATGTATACCAATGAGTATTATAAATGTTGTGGTCAAAATTATTATCAATGTAGCGAGTATCAAACCTTTATCTAGTAACCAATTTGAAATGGTTCTTAGCATTATCGTCCTGTGTATATTTTAGGTGCAGCTTCTTCTCTGCGTTCTTTTTCTGTTTTTGGAATCCATTCAACACCATACTGAGGATACATTTTAACTCTAGTTTCAACAACAATAGAAAGTAACAAACCAATCCAACATGCAACCAATAGTGTAGCAATACCCCATGCCATTTCTATTCTTAATTGTTGTCTTCTCTTTGCTTTTCTTTTTGATTCCAAGTGGTCATTTTGTAATTTTTTAGCGATAAGAACCTTTTGTTCTTTACCCATTTGTTGCATCATTTCTTCAACTTCAGTATACAATGCACCAAGTTCTGGTGGACTTTGATATACCATCAGTTCACGTAAATCCACAGCCATCTGTTCTAGTTGTTTACGCATTAAAACTCTTTGTAATGCACGTTTACCTATGCTTGTATCGCCTGTATACACCTCAGTTTTTGCACGTTTTTCTTCTTCTTCAAAAACTGCTATACACTTAAAGTAGTTTTCATAATAAGTTCCAAGGTGTTCACCAAGTTCAGTATAGATACTGGCAGTTTCACCGTCACGTTTGTTTAGTTCAATTACACGGTTCTTTTCTTCAACATAAGCATTTTTTTGTGCAACAGTTGCAGGTTTATCAGGTGGATGATTGTTGTGAAACTGGTCGTCTAAATCCTTGAGGACACTTTTAATGTCCCCAGCAGCGCCTTTAATATCTTTGTACAGTTGGCAGCCTTTTTTGACAGCTGCGACCGCACCATTAGCTAATGCAAAGAGTGTAAACGGATCCATGTGGTAAATGATTTTGTCAGATAGGTAAACAACGCAGGGACATATTGCATGTCCAGACAATTTCATATATAATCCTCTATTTATCAAATATTGACGAGGATCAAATTATGGCAATTCTAGGACTTAAACTGGTAACAGGTGAACAACTATTCGGTGATGTTGAAAATACACAAGATGGACGCATTAGAGTACGACTTCCAGTAACTTTACGACTGATGCCGTCAAAAATCCAAGGTGCAGAACCTTCTATGGCATTCGTTCCTTTTCCTGAATGGGCGGATCCTGAGTCAAATTTACCACTTTATGTTGAACCTTTGCATGTGGCCTACTCATTTGTACCATACAAGGACTTGATTTTAGAGTATAATGCATTATCTCAAGGTGAAAATGGTTCACCACAAATCATTACAGGGTAATAATGGATTTTTACACAAACATACAAAACTTAGGTGGCACCATCCTCTATCGAGGTATCATGGATGGTAAAAAAGTCAAACAACGCATTGACTATACACCATCACTATATCTACCATCAAAAAGACCTACACAATTCAAAACACTTCACGGTCAGTTCCTAGAACCAAAGAAGTTTGATTCTATTCGTGATGCAAAAGACTTTGTTCAGAAGTACTCCAACATTCCTGGTGCACCTATTATCTACGGTAACACCAAGTTTGAGTATGCCTTTATTGCAGAACAACATGCAGACATGGTTGAGTGGGACCAAGACAAGATTTCAATTGGCGTAATCGACATTGAAGTTGGTTCTGAAAATGGTTTCCCTGACCCATATCTTGCCAATGAACCAATCACAGCAATCTGTTTGCACTATATCAATGGTGTGTCATACGTGTTTGGTTGTGGTGATTTTGAAAACAAAGACCCAAAGAATGTCACTTATGTGAAATGTAAAGATGAATGGTCTTTGTGCAAAGCCTTCTTGTCTTTGTGGCAGTCTAAACTACCTGATGTTATCACTGGCTGGAACACCAAGTTCTTCGATATTCCATATTTGGTCAATCGTTTTCGTAAGATTCTCGGTGAAGATGAAGCCAAGAAATTGTCTCCATGGAACTATATCAGTGAACGTAAGGCGATTGTAAATGGTCGTCAACTAATCTCATACAACTTGGTCGGTGTTGAATCACTTGACTACATTGAACTATACAAATGGTATGCGCCGGGTGGTAAGTCACAAGAATCATATCGTTTGGATAACATCGCACAAGTTGAACTCGGTGAAGGTAAGATTTCGTATGATGAATATGAAAACTTGCATAGTCTTTATCGTCTGAACTATCAACTGTTTATTGAATACAACATCAAAGACGTACACTTGATTCTGAAATTAGAAGACAAGTTGAAACTGATTGAATTGGCACTTACCTTGGCGTATGATACCAAGTGTAACTATGAAGATGTGTTTGCACAGACTCGTATGTGGGATTCAATGTCTTATTCTTACCTGTTGAACAAAGGTATCATTGTACCACCTAGAATCAACAAAGAAAAAGACGGCATGTTTGAAGGTGCGTATGTCAAAGAAGTTCAAGTTGGCCGTCACGATTGGGTTGCATCATTTGACTTGAACAGTTTGTATCCTCACTTGATGATGCAATACAACATTAGTCCTGAGACATTGATTGATGCATCTAACTATACCGATACCATGCGTAAGATTATCTCTGACGGTGTTTCTGTTGAAAAGATGTTGCTGAAGCAGGTTGACTTGAGTGAACTTGAAGAAGGTTTCACCATGACTCCAAACGGACAATTCTATCGTACTGATATTCAAGGTTTCTTACCTAAGATGTGTCAAGACATGTATGAAGACCGTAAGAAGTTTAAGAAGATGATGTTGACTGCGAAACAGGAATATGAAAACGAAAAAGATGATTCTAAAAAGTATGAGATTGAAAAACGTATTGCTCGTTTCAATAACCTACAACTTGCAAAGAAAGTGTCTTTGAACTCGGCATACGGTGCGATGGGTTCACAGTATTTCCGTTTCTATGATTTGCGTAACGCCGTTGGTGTTACAACTGCTGGTCAATTGTCGATTCGTTGGATTGAAGCCAAAGTCAATCAGTACATGAATAAACTTCTTGGTACGGAAGATAATGACTATGTTATTGCTTCTGATACAGATTCAATCTATCTCCGTCTTGGTGAATTGGTTGCAAAAGTGTATGGTGTTGATGGTGTTGTATCACCAAACATCGACAAACAAAAAGTGATTGAATTCATGGACCGTGTTTGTGAACAGAAACTACAACCATACATTGACAAGTCATACAAAGAGTTGGCTGATTACGTACATGCGTATGCACAGAAGATGCAAATGAAACGTGAAGGTCTTTCTAATGTTGGTATTTGGACTGCCAAGAAACGATACATTCTAAACGTATTCAACAATGAAGGTGTGCAATATGCGGAACCTGATTTGAAAGTCATGGGTCTTGAAATGATTAAATCTTCAACTCCATCCGTGGTGCGTGTGAAGATGAAAGAAACAATCAAGATTCTGGTGAATGGTACAGAAGATGATGTGCAAGACTTTATTGCCGAGTTTAGGAAACAATTCAAAGGTCTACCTGCGGAAGAAATATCTTTCCCTCGTGGTATTAATGGTTTGCGGAAATATTCCAATTCGGTAACCATGTATGAAAAGGGCACACCAATTCATGTCCGTGGTGCAATTCTATACAATCACAATTTGAAAGAATTGAAGTTGGAGAAGAAGTATCCATTGATTCAAGAAGGTGAAAAGATTAAGTTTGTCTATTTGAAAACACCAAATCATTTCAAAGAAGATGTGGTATCTTTTCCATCTAGAATACCTAAAGAGTTTGAGCTTGACAACTACATCGACTATGATGTACAATTCGATAAGACGTATCTGGAACCAATCAAGGTTATTCTTGACTGTATGAATTGGAAACCAGAAAAAACAAACTCACTTATGGATTTCTTCGGATGATTTTCTTCACATTCTTAACAGCACTTGCACTATCTGGTGTTGCTGGTTACTATTCAGTTATTGGTCTGGCTGCAATCTTTCCTGGTTCATTCTGGCCAATCATCATCATGGGTTCAACTCTTGAGGCAGCCAAACTTGTGACTGTCTCTTGGTTGTATCATAACTGGACTAAAGCACATATTGGTTTGAAGTCATACCTAACTGTTGCTTGTGTTATCTTGATGATGATTACCAGTATGGGTATCTTTGGTTACTTGTCTAAAGCACACTTGGAACATTCTGCTGATACCGCACCATTGGCAGCCAAAGTACAGTTATTGGATGAAAAGATTAATGTTATAAAAGGAAATTTAGATGATAACCGCAAAATCATTAAACAGATGGATGAACAGGTCGACCAAACAATGGGCCGCTCAACAGATGAAAAAGGAATTGCCAATTCGGTTAACATTCGTAGGTCGCAAGTCAAGGATAGAACTCGTATACAAAGCGAGAACGAAACCTACCAGAAAAGAATTGCTGAACTCACTGAAGAACGATTCCCTTACAAAATGAGTTACAGAAAGCGGAGTCAGATTTTGGTCCGATTAAGTATGTCGCAGAGTTGATTTATGGTTCTGGTGGTAATGACATTATAGATAAGGCTGTTCGCCTTGTTATTATGTTGATTATGGTGGTGTTTGATCCATTGGCAGTATTATTGTTAATCGCAGCAAATATCTCTATGCAACAACGCCAGAAGGTTACTCAGGTCAAACCTGAACCAGAACCTGTAAAGAAAAAAATACCTGAAATGGACATTCCTGTATTTGTTGCAAAGGAAGAACCAAAGGTTGAACCTGTTGAAGAAACAAAGCCGGTTATAACTATTGAAAAAGAAAATGTAATTACTATTGATGGTGCATCAGGTGAAACTATTCCACCATTAAACTCTCCAGGTGTTTCTATGTCAACAAAGGTCCTTGAACCTAAGTATGATTATGAAGCACCGTTCTCATTTCGTGAAAAGGATAAACAATGAGCATTCTTGACAAAATCAAAAAGAACAGCAGTATCAAAGAGTCTGCAATTCTATCAAAATCAAAATTCTTCACCAAGAAAGACATGATTACAACACCAGTACCTGCAATCAACATTGCATTGTCAGGTAGACTAGATGGTGGTCTTACACCAGGTCTTACAATGTGGGCAGGTCCATCAAAACACTTTAAGACAGCATTTTCTTTGTTGATGGCCAAATCTTACTTGGACAAATATCCAGATGCCGCTCTTCTATTTTATGATTCAGAATTCGGAACACCTCAGTCATACTTTGACTCTTTTGGGATTGATACCGATAGGGTATTACATACACCAATCACGGACATTGAACAACTCAAGTTTGATGTGATGAAACAGATTACAGGAATTGGAACGTGGTGACCAACTCATCATTGTTATTGATTCTATCGGTAATTTGGCATCTAAGAAAGAAGTTGAAGATGCATTGAATGAGAAATCTGTGGCCGATATGACTCGTGCCAAACAAATCAAGTCTTTGTTCCGTATGGTAACACCACACTTGACAATGAAAGATATTCCAATGATTGTTGTTAACCACACATACAAGACAATGGAAATGTTTGCAAAAGATGTTGTTGGTGGTGGTACTGGTTCTTATTACTCAGCAGATAACATTTTCATTCTAGGTCGTCAACAAGAAAAAGACGGCACAGAAGTTACTGGTTACAATTTTATTATCAACGTTGAAAAGTCTCGTTATGTCCGTGAAAAGTCTAAAATCCCTGTTACTGTATTGCACGATGGTGGTATTAACAAGTGGTCTGGCTTACTCGATATTGCTCTTGAATCTAAACATGTGATTAAACCTAAAGCAGGTTGGTATCAACGTGTTGACGAAGATGGTGTAGTTGAAGAAAAGTCATACCGTGAAAAAGATACTAACTCATCAGCATTCTGGTTGCCTATCTTGAAACAAAAATCTTTCCAAACATTTGTGGAAGAAAAATATTGTGTTGCACAAGGTAGTATCATGCAAGATGAAGTTGATGAAACCTTTGATGTTGAAACCACTAACGGAGAATAAACATGATGTTAGAAGGAACAGATTATTGTTTCATCTATCCTAAAGAAGATGAACAAACGGTACACATCAAATTTCTTCAAGGACCATACAAAGATACCGTATACAAATATGGTAAGGTCAAATTTAAGGAAGAAAACGAGCAGGTCTATTTACTTTTTGCTTATGATGTGTTAGAATCTCCAGTTGCAAAGCCTAAGAAACTTGAAAAAGACTTAGACTTTAAGAACTACATTGGCGACTTGTTGGTGGATTTAATGTCTGCCAACCTTGAACAGGATATTATTGATGAAACTGGAACAGACGATTCTCAAGAATCTAATTTATAATGAAGAATACCTTAGAAAGGTTCTTCCATTCATAAAGCCTGAATACTTTACTGACAACACTGATAGAGTTATCTTTAATGAAATTACATCGTTCACAAACCAATACAATAGTCCACCAACGATTGAAGCAGTTGGTTTGGCCATCAAGGAGAGGCGAAATCTTACGGATGATGAAGTGGAAAGATGCGAACAGAATCTTGCTGAGATTAAATCATCTTCACAAG